TTAGCAAGAAAGCGCCCGTTAGGTCTAAAAGCCCTAATTTTGCGCTGTTTTTTAGGGTTATTGTATATAAATACAGCCTTTAAAATGTCGGCCTTTTCCGTCAATGTTGCTACTTTACTCAATAGCTTTTTAGGTGCCCCTTGAGGAAATACTTGCGATAAAAATACGTCTTTCCACAGTACTTTTTTAGGCTCGATAGGTTTCATAGGTTCTTTGAGCCATGTAGCTGGTATCTCATCGGTACCGCGTGCAAAATTAATAGCCTCTTGCATGTTGCTGTACTGATTATAGTGCGCCTCGTATCTTTCAACTTGCCTTATTGTAAAGCCTCTACCTTGATGATCGACGGCTTTGCTTTTTAATGATTCAGGCTCTCCTCGGTAGCGATAGCGCGATATCATTTCCATGGCTAGCGTACGATAATTAGCATCACTAGGGGATACGTCGTTCGGATAAATTACGGGCGGCGAGCTTGATGCGATAATATTTTGTGAATATTCTATCGCGGTCTCTACCTCGCCCGTTTCTGCCAATTTTCGCTCGTAGTATTCCACTTGCTGAAACGTGTAGTTTCTATTTCTATGATCTCTAATGCGTCTATCCACCGCGCCATAGTTCGTACCACGATAATGTTGCACAATTTCTCTTATAGCATCATCAAACCTAGTAGACGGGAATGCCATTGATTGCTGGCTGCAAACCTCAGCAAATTGCTCGTATGTTAGCGTGCATACTTGCTCAAGCGATAGAGAAAGCGTGTACATAAGACTTTCAATCGCGGGAAGCATTAGGAACGTGCCATGATACTGCGCTGGCGCTGGGATAAGTTCATCTAGTATCGTTCTTGTTGGTTGAATACCGCTAAGCATATAGCGAGCAGCATCGTTAATATCTTGTGGACTATACATTTTTCACCTCTGAAACTCCCCTGATATAGTTAAGGCTCGAAAAGTAGGGGAATACTCTCCGAGCCTTTAGTCATTTAGCCTATTTTTATTACTTCGCGCCGCCCTTAGTAGCAGTAGCAAAAGATACGTGCTCGTAATCGCTTAGAGAGTCAGTCATTGAAGCTGTTTCTCCATTGATCTGACATGTATAGTTACCTTGTGGTAATCCAGACTTTTCAAAAGCTTCCTGAACATTGTTCGCCGATACAATTTTTGGTTGAGCGCCGAGAACGTGAATCGTGATATTTTTAGCCATTTTGTTTTCCTTTGAGGGTTTAAAAGGTGTCACCTCACACCGTTATTACCTTTGAGCGACATGCCCAAAGGCTCAGTGAGTCCAAAGAATACAGAGAAGCATGGTCTGATAAACCATGTAAGAGTGTAGTCTTTGAACCTTTGAGCCTTTGGAACTAACGATCGTTAGGGTAAGGCTGCGAGGAAATATAGGGGCATGATGGGTTGTAGGGAGTGTTTACATTGAAGCGGCGCTTGCAATCGTTCACCCAAAAAAACCACGCCGGAGAACCACAATAGTTAGTGTTACGGCTAAGACATGCCTCATAGGCGTTAAGCGTCGGTACTGGCTGATACTGGCCATTGGTCTGCATGTTGAGGCCATCACCACAGCCAACAGCGAGAGCGCCTAAGAATAGAAACATAAGAGAATACATTGCGTAGATTAAATAGTTCATGACTGCACCTCGATATTGAAAGCTTGTGGGCCTTTGGGCCCAGTGACTAGTTCAAAGGATACGGCTTGACCTTCCTTTAAGGTCTTGAAGCCATCCGACATGATAGCGGAGTAGTGAGCAAAAATGTCAAGCGGTGCGGCATTGGCTCCAGTGCAATCTTCAGATTGAAGAAAGCCAAACCCTTTAGCGTCGTTAAACCATTTCACAGTGCCAGTAGAACGGTGTGTAGTCTGGCTAACTCGAATAGGGAACTTGCTGTGCTCCTCAGTTAATCCTGTAGCGTGGTTGTAAGTTTTGCGGCTCATTACATCACCCCCATAAAAGTTAGTTCAAGCGTTAGGGTAACGATTGCGGCAATAGCAGCGGCGAGCGCTGCTGTTTTGAGATATAGGGAACGGTTAGAATTGAAAGACATATACTGTACTCCTGAACCAAAGGCACAATGAACCTTTGGGCAAATTAAAAGGGAACTCGTAGTGAGTCATTGTGTTTTCTTAATATGCTAGTAGTGTGCCAAGTGTAATAGAGCCTTTGATGCGGTGCTATTGGAATGAGTAAAAGGATAGCTATTTCATAACGCATATAAGTCAAGATAATTTACAAATAGGTATGTAAAAAGGATAGCTTTTTGTGAGGCATAGAGCCTTTGAGCCTTTGGGTGTAATTTCACTCAAAACTACACTTAAAACGATTTAGTCAGAAGTTACGCTTTGCATTCGTTTCATTCGCCGCCCCCCCTCTAAGAAGGTGCTAACGCGGTGCTTAGTGTAAAATAAAGCCTATTTTTCAAATGCTCTAAATACCTCGTAACCATTGGATAAAAGTAATTTCATTAAAAACAAGCCCCCCTAAAAAGTCCGACTAGTGAAATAACGCTATGCAATTATACCCCCCCCCCTGAATGAAATGCCAGTACGCCCAGCGTTTTAAGTGAAATTACTTTTACACCACGCAATGCATCAAAGGCACATAGTCCCACTGGCTCTATTGCCCCCCTTACAAGGCCAATTACCCGCCTAGCCCATTGCCCTAAGGCACACCTTACTAGATGCCCTAAGCGCCTTACTGGGCGCATGCTCTATGGGTAATGGGTAGTGTGCATAAAGAGGGTAATTGATAGTGTGTGCCTTTGGTCAAGTATTAAGCGCCTTTTTATTTTAAGTTTTTATTATTATGGGGGGAGGGGGGGTCTTCGGAATTACGAGTATGTGTATAGTGCGAAAGGCTGGAAATTTTTTTCACTCAGGACCTAAATAATACTTGACCAAAGAACCACAGTACCTTTGACCCGATTACTAGGCATATTCGGGTCATCGTATTAAGTTTCCTTGACGGTTCCCCAACCAAAGTTTAACTTGTAATGTATGACAGCCAAAACACCAATGGCTCATGGGAGATTTATCTCGCATGACTAATAGCAAAACTAATTCTTTACCACATGCAATTGCAGGTCTCCCATCCGGCGAAATTATTCAAGGCGCACCCAACATCGTAAATTATACGAAGGAGGTTCTGCGAAATCCTCTTGACTCCGCAGACCCCACCGCAAAAAGCGCCTTATCCCTTCTTCCTGAGGAAGAACGCTTCATAATAGAAAGTCATGCAAACCGCACGCCAGATATCTTCAAGCTTTCAGAAAAGCAACTAGTGACCCGTATGGGCCATGCAGGATTATCCGTCTCTGCTACGGAAAATCTTTTACGTAATCGCTTTTGGCTTGAATATGACCACGCCGTTTCTGGTAGCTATCCAAAGATTCGATTGGAAGAAGTAATCCGTGGTGTGTGCTCCTTCAAGTTTTTTAGAGAAGCTTTTTTATCTAATCAGTATTTAGTAGCCTATCTCATGCTTCCGCCGATGAATTTCAAGACCAAGCAAGAGGAAACTCTTATGTACGGACTTGATAAGATGCGGGAGATTCTTGATCTAGTGGCGATCGGGCCCACAGGACAAATAGACACAAAGATCCTTAGGGCCCAAATGGCTGTGTACCAAATATTAGAGAAACGAGTGCAGGGTGAGACTGTGCAGAAAATAGCCCATGCTCATGCGATGATCCCTCTTTCCCCTGCGAGCCAATCGGAGCTTGATCAGCTCTCTGAAGAAAAAATGCTCGCAGGTATGCAGGAGATGCTCGATAAGCAAAAGCAACGAAACACTACAAAAGCAGCTCTTTCTAACGTATTTGTAACATCAGCAAAGCCGTACCAAGGACATGATGCAGACGAGTAAAGAGCAGTTAGCAGCCGAGTATCGCAGGCTCAAAGCAGCGGAAGAGTTTAATACTCAGCGGGAGCAATCCCTTCCCCACCTGTATGCCTATGGCTGGTATCGCTGGGCGCTCACTGTATTTCACTCGACCAATAAAGTTACATTACTCACAGCGGGTAACCAATTGTCCAAAAGCTCTACGCAGATCAGAAAGATGATCCATTGGGCGACAGAGACTGAGCTATGGCCAAGACTATGGGACGAAACGCCGACGTTATTTTGGTACCTGTACCCCTCTCAACCAGTAATCAATCAAGAGTGTGCGACAAAGTGGGAGCCAAAGTTTCTGCCCAAAGGCGCAATGAAGGATGACCCAAAGTATGGGTGGAAATGGATTAAAGATGGAATCAATTATCGTGGAATATCTTTTAATAGCGGTGTGCTTTTATTGTTTAAGTCGTACTCCCAAAGAGCCGACGTACTCCAGACTGCTTCTGTTCACTACCTTGCTTGCGATGAAGAGTTGGATGTGGATCTTTATGATGAGTTAATGTTCCGTACTGCTGCGACCAAGGGGTATTTCTCCATGGTGTTCACAGCAACTAAGGGGCAAGACTTCTGGCGTAGGGCTATGGAGCCACGCGAAGGGGAGACGGAGGCGCTGCCAGATGCCCTAAAGCTAACAGTATCGGCTTATGATTGCTTGGAGTATGTGGACGGGAGGAAATCCCCTATTACTCTGGACTGGATCGCGCACATGCGCTCGCTCTGTAAAAACGAGACGGAAGTGCAAAAGCGTATTTATGGCCGCTTTATTAAGGCCGAAGGACGCATGTACCCAGCATTCGACATGTTACTGCACGTAAAGAGTCATCACCATATCCCAAAAGATTGGTATGTGTATGCAGGGGTTGATATTGGCTCCGGCGGGGCGGAGGATGACGAAAATACTGGTGAGAGAAAGAAAGCACCAGCACACCCTTCTGCCATCGTATACATCGGGGTGAACCCGAAATTTACGGAAGGACGTATTTTTCTAGGGTGGCGGGGAGACGGGGTTAAGACCATTGCAGGAGACGTGTTCGATAAATACCAAGACATGGTGGCTAAAAATAATCTTACGATTACCCAAGCAGCGTATGACTATGCGGCGGCGGACTTCGGGACAGTGGCACAAAGAAACGGTGTACATTTTCAAAAAGCAGTTAAAAAGCGCGAAGACGGTATTGGTATCGTAAACACCTTATTTGCAAAGAATATGCTGCATATTTATGATTCCCCTGAGCTAATGAAGCTTGCCAATGAATTGGCGACGTTGGATACTTTCGTGGATAAGCGCCATGCTAAAGATGATTTTTGTGATGCCCTAAGGTACGCAGCCATTCAGATTCCTTGGGATTTTAGTAAATTTGACGGTGATAATAAAGTGATAGAGGAGACGGAAGATGCAAAGCAACTCAGAGAACGTAGGGAACACCATGACGGTAAAAGCCGTGGGCCGGAAGAAGAAGCAGCCAACTGGGATATTGAAGAAGAGCTCAACGAATGGAGCAGCTACCTTGAATAAGTTGACGAGAGAGGACGTGTGCCTTATTCTAAAAGAGTGTGCTACCTCTAAAGTCTCCAAGATACAATTTGGTGATCTTTATGTTGAATTTGGAATCAGCGTGCAAGAGGGCCAACAGACCCTCGCAGCTCTCACCCAAAACCAGCACGATAAATTAAATGAAGCTCAAGTACAACAGGATGCCGAAGCACTCCGCCAAATAGAGGTTGAGGAGTTGATGCTTACTGATCCGGAAAAATATGAGGAGCTTCTTTCAAAAGGAGAGCTATAAATGTTGACAGCAAGTTACCACGGACAAATTGCACAAGATTATCAAGACGGCGCAGCCGACAGAGACGCTGAGAAAAAAGAAGCGGACGATAAGAAACTTATTGCTCGTCTTGACCGTGAGTATCGTGACGGTGAGAGTACCGACAAAGGTATTTTCGCGGAGATGCGCTCTAACTTAATGCTCATCGCAGGTGACCACTACACCAAAAAAGATTCTTTAATTAACCGCCGTATTCGCGATAACCAAGAACTTTCTGAAACACAAAAGCTTCGCCTTACTAAAAACCATACCCGCCGCATTTGCCATTTGTACTCTAACAATATTTTATCCGCTGGTCCCAATGTAGGGTTTTCTCCAAAGGATGAAAATAGTTTACAGGATTTAAAGAAAGCAGAGTTGCAACATGCAGTATGGTTGGACGCGTGGAATCGCTATAATCTTCCAGCTCATCGTTATCGCTGGATTGATTCTTTTGTGGGTGTCGGAGAAGTACACGTATTAGTCCAGTACGAAGAAGGCACAGGCGAGTTACAAGGATACGAGCCAAAGCTAGATGAAATGGGTATGCCTGCAATTGACGAGCATGGCATGTACATGCAGGACGACAGTAAGCCAATCTTTGGCGGTCGATTCATATTCCAAGAAATCATGGGGTTCAACCTCATTCGTCCGGCTGATTGTATCGATTTGAAAGATGCAGAGTGGTTGGACATTCGTGAAATGGTGGATGTAAATACACTCAAGAAAAAATTCCCAGAATTTAAAGATAAAATTAAACCCGAAGGCTCTGAGAATCAAATGCTCGTATTTGATGCTTCTCAAGGTGGCTATTCTTACGCGAAAAACCAAACATTGGTTAAGAAAAGATTTTATCGTCCATGTATTAAGTATCCTCGCGGACAGTACATTTTCCGCCAAGGCTCAAATGTTTTAGCGCAAGGAGAACTTCCGGGCGGTGTATTTCCGATCGTGTCGGAACTCTTTGATGAAATTCCAACGTCTGCTCGTGGTCGCGCCCCAGTAAAAACTATTCGTCCGTACCAAGTAGAAATTAACAGAGCAGCTTCTAAAATTGCAGAGCACCAAATTACTTTGGGTGACGATAAGCTAATTATGCAAAATGGCTCAAAGATGAGTGCGAGTGGAGCGATGCCAGGAGTTCGTGCTATCACTATCACAGGTGCAGCTCCTACTGTACTTCCGGGCCGTTCTGGTGAGCAATATCTTGAATACATGCTCGCACAAATTAAAGAACT